TTGTCGACCTGATGCGCCTGTTGACAGGGACGACAGCGGTTGCGCCAGTCATGACCACGTCCTCCACCACCTCATAAAGCTGGCCGGAAATCGTGATGTAGTCGCCGGCATGAAAGGCAAGCCGCTGCATCACGGCATAGGCCTGCTGTCCAAAGTCGAGATCAAGGGAGGGCCCTGGTGGGTACTCCAGAGGGTGGCCGCCCAGCCCGTCCACGGTGATTGCGTAAGTATTTGCGCTGGCTTGCGCGACCACAGGCGCGCCAAGATCATCGTTTCGCATGCGGGTTTCTGCGGGCACGTTGACCGTCCCGGCCATCCCTCGAAGCCGTCCAATCAGTGCGGTCAACTTGCGCTCTTTGTCGCGGCTCATATTGCTAAATTGCAACGAGCAGCGCCAGTAGGCGCCCGGATAACCCACGATTTGCTGTGCATTCGACAGCGTCGAGGTGAACGCCCGGCTGTTATGGACGATTCCCCATGTTGCCCGCTGCGGATATAGGTCTTCTGGCCATGATTCGGCCATATGCGTCCCTCCAGGCATAAAAAAGCCCGCGCGTAGCGGGCTGTTGGTTGTTCGGCTGGCTAGCAGCCCTCGGTCGTCTCGCGTCCCGGGTGCCAGTCACCTTCGATCACATGCCGTATCTCATGCGTCAGGCATTGCGGGTACAGGTCACGGCGGATCTCGACCACGCACACGCCATTGGCGCAGCGGGCCGTGCCAAAGGTGTCATAGCCAGGCTTGTAGTCGATCTGATCCACCAGCCGGATATGCACCAGGGCCTCGGTGCGCTCGATCTGTGCCGGGGTCTGGTCGCAGCCTGCCAAGGCGAACAGCGCCACAAGGCAGAGAGCCGCGCCAAGGGCGCAACCTGTGATCGCGTTACGGCGCTTCATCCCCAAATCCGCCAGGGCGTTTTAGGTGCCATCACCGTCACGCTCTCCCGCCACTCGACAGCCCCACTCGACCTCACGTTGACGTGCCAGCCGGGTACAGCAACTGGCTCGGCTTCGGGGTCGATCTGCTCGTACCAGTTGCCAATCACGTCGATGACATGGCCCTCGGCTGGGCTGCCCTCGTCGTCCGTCACGCCAGCCTCGATCAGAGCGGCGCGCATGGTGGGTTCGTCGGCGGTCTGCAGGTAGTAGTCGATCATGCGGTCACCGCCTGTAATTCGGTGTTGGAGAGGCGGCGGGGATAAAATCTCAGCGAGCGGATATGACCGTTGAGCCACAGCCCCCCGGCCCCATAGCCTATTGTCAGGTTTGACACTTCAGGCACGTCCGTATAGTCAACGGAAGCAACTGACCCTCCGGCTGCGAGAGAAACCGATTCCCCAGATACAAAGGCTAACGCCTGCTTGGGGCTTAACTGTCTGCCGGGCAGGAAGATAGACGCATCAGGACCGTCTACATCACGAGCAATAACCTTTGCCCGGTCCTTATCAGGAATAACTCTATACCCCTCCCAAGTTGTTGCTTTCCTCAATGACGCCAGCGTGCCGAGGCTTGCCTCATCGGGACGCTGAAGGGGCACCGCCTCCACAAACAACGTCCCCTGCTCCGGGTTATACCAAGGCGACAGCGTGTTAACACTCGCCACGTCAGCCGCGCGGGTGACCTGGGCGTCTGTTGTGTGTACGAGGGAGGTGGGGAAGGTTCCCGCTTCTAGTTGGGCGCCCCAGATGTAGACGCCGGAGGTGCCGTCGCCTTGGTAGGAAACGGAGGTGCCGTCATACAGGTCTATGACCAGTTGCTTGCCCGCTGAAGTGGTGTCTGTTGAAGTGGCAGACAGGGCGCACTCAAACCAACCACCGCCAATCGGCTTGATCGACGCAGCGCCGCCTGTCCACTTCGCGCCAAACTCTGTCGAGAACACCTGACCTGTCGTCAGGTCAAAGTGCGCAAAGCAGACGGATGAGACGTTGTCTGACAGATACAGCCGCATGCGGGTACGGCCAGCAGGGCGTACGCGCAGTGAAAGACTGTAGGCTCCGTTAGCGCCAGAAACATTCCGAGTTAGGCGGTGGGTGCTATTGGCTGTGCTCTCCACGAGCTTTGTAGCCGCAGCCGACCCGTCCGGGGCGAGACCTACGCCAGCTTCAACTACCGACCCTCCTTTAATCCACGCCGAATTCCCAAACTCATTCGAGTACGTCAGCAAATTCGTCCGCTGCTCCTCCACCAGCAGCCCACGACACTCCCCCGTAACAGGGTCGTAGTCGATGCGGGGTTGGTTGGCAGGGAGCCATTCGTACTGGCCGGATGCGTTGAAGCGGCCGCCACCGGAGGCGCGGGTGAAGGTGATGAGGTCGGAGAAACTTTTTTGGATCAGTGCCATAGAATCTCCAGGCAAAAAAAAGTCCGCACGTGGCGGACTGCTTGGATCGGATAGCGGGCGTTTCAGCCTTGAATCGCTCGCGCTCTACGCCATAAGAGGAACATCATTTCTGCCGCAGCAGCTTGGCCTGGGCAGTCGTCGTGATCGCCGTCAAAAACGTAATCTCTGGGTGTGTACGGCCAATCCTGCCCATGCGGGCGAAACTCCCTATCGAAGTCCGCTTCGAATTCGGCCCGCTCCTGCTCGGTAGCATCAGCCGGGAACCAGTCATTTACCATCGGCATCACTCCCTAATTCGTGTTGTGCGTCACTACGATGTATCACATCCTCCGGCGGATCGTCTGGATGATCGGCCCGTTTTGGTTTGCGTCACGCATGAGCTGCTCCAACACCTGGCGCGACATGTCGGTCATCATCTGGATTGCCTGCGGACTTACGTCGCTGGCTACGTTGAAGTTCTGATTCACGGTCATGCCCTGTCCCGTCTTGGCCTGCCCGCTGCTGCCCTTGCCGGTAGACTTTGTGTGGTCAATGATCGTCTCGTTCGGGTGCACCATCGCCATGAAGCCGCCCTTCCCGTCAAGGCCGCCGCTGCGAGGTCCGTATCCGGTGAAGCCCCCGCCTTCGAATGACATTCCAACTGATGCAATATTGGAGACGATCCCAGCCGTCGCGGCCGCCACCGAGGCCATTGCTGCAAGGTTCGCTGGCCACGGATTAGCAGAGGCCATCGCGATACCCTGCTGGATTGCAATTATGGATTGCGCGATGGCCGCAGCTTTCTGGACGGCAAACATGGCCTTGTAGATTCCAGACTGCTCGCCTGCGAAAGCAGACGCCATGCCGGCAAGGCTGCCGAACAGATTCTCGGTCGAAGACAGCATTACCAGTTGGCGCGACGCCTCTATGGCCTCCTGCTGCGCCCTGCTTTGCTCTTGAATGTTGGCGACCCGCGCGGCGTATTCAGCTTCGTTGACAGCCTTGGCCTCGAAAAACCCGCGCTGCTTCTCTAGCTCAGTCGCCCGCCACTCTTCTAGCGCAACTGCTTCCTGCTGGAGTCGCATCATTTCGGAAGCGGGACCACCAACAACGGCGTCCACACCGCCCGTGCCCGGCGCTTTAGATACGCCTTCTACTGTCCCGGGCGCCTGGTCAGCATTCATCTGCACTTCACGGATGCGGCGCAGCGTTTCAAGCCTTTGCAGGGCCTCAACGTTGCCCTGACGCTCGTACTCAGCAATCTTCTCGGCGTATTCCAGCTCGAACTGTGCGTCGTTGGCAGCCCGTAGTTGACCCGACTCGCGCAGGATGTCGATGCGCAGCTGTTCCTGCTCGGTCAGTTCGCGCTTGGCGTCGAGCTCGCGGGCAAGGTCAATCAGCTCATTGGCGCGCTGCTCGGCTATGCCCCTCAGGGCGCCTCGCTCTATCTCGTAGCGGACCTTTGCGGCCTCGCTCGTGGCACCATATAGAGCAAGCTGCCGCTCAAGCGACTGCGCTGTTGAGATGTAGGATTGCTGCAGCTGCTCGCCAGCTCTCGCTAACTCATCAGTTGCTACCCCGGCAGCGCGCTTCGCATCAACTTCCTGCGCATACTTAAGCAGCGCCTGCTCCTGCGCAGCATCTAGCTTGCCCAGTTCGCCGCTTTCAATCGCATACCGAACTTTGGCGGCCTCAGAGTTTTCGCCCTGAAGCGCCGCCGACTCTGCCAGTTTGGCCAGATACTTATCGTATTGCTCGTTCTGTGCTTTGCCGGTCGTCTCGATGGCCTTTGATTCGTCTTTCTGCTGCTGAACGCGGCGCCCTTGTATTTCCAAAATCTCGGTACTGATCTTGGCAAGGCGTTCGTCGTAAGCGGCGCGCTCTTTCGCGGTCAGAATGGTCCGGCGTTCGGCCTGTTCGAGGCTTTTCTGAACGCTTGCCCGCTCGGTGACTAGTTCGTTCAGGCGCTCAACGTCGGTAAGGTCGCCTGCTGTCAGGCGAATTCCTTTAGCCAGCAAGTCGAGGAAGGCGGCCAGATTTGCAGATCCGCCAATGGCCTTGTCCAGCTGCGCAATAGCGCCGCCCAGGTCGTTAGTGAGGGCTGTGGATGCCTGAGATACGGTGCGCGGCAACTTAGCGAACTCGGCATCAACATCCCTTGCGCGGCTCTGGATGGCGCCTAGCACTTTCTCAGCGGTAAGCTCACCGGCCAACATGAGCTGTCGCAGCTCACCAAAAGGCACGCCAAGCCCGCGCCCTATCTCACGTGCTAGCTCAGGCATGCCCTCCACAATGGCGTTGAACTCTTCCGCTCGTAGCGAACCGCCCGCCAGTGCCTGGCCGAGCTGCCGAAGCGAATCTGACATCTCTTGGGCCGAGCTGCCGCCAACTGCGCCGATCTTCTGCAGGGTTTCAGTGAGGCGGATGACTTGCGAGTCATTCGCGCCAAGCTCCCGAAGCGTTCCAGTAAGCGACTCCCATAGGCGAACCGTATCGCCCATGTCAGCGCCACTCTTGCGCGCAACATCCGCCAATCTCGAGTACGTAACCTCTGCTTCTGCCGCGCTAGCAGACATGCGCCTAACTCTGGCTTCAAGCAGCACGAACTGCTCCGAAAGCTTTTGCGCCGAACGGATAGCTTGGATGGAGACCATCCCCAGCACGGCCGCGCCGGCCGCCTTCACCGCGCCCTCAACCTTGGAGGCAGCCGGAGATAACCTGTCGAATTCCGTGCGGGCTTTTGATACCTGCGTACTATCGACGCTGACAACCAGCTTTGCGTACTCAGTCATGGTCGGCACCGAAATGAAGTTTATGGTTTTCTGCGATTCGCTCAATCTGGCGGCGCAAGCGTGGGTTTTTAACTAGCAGGTCAATAGGGTCTATACCTGGCGGCAGCGACCAATCCGCAATGAGTGATGCGGCTTGCTCAGCGTGCCGAACCCTGCGGCGCTGCTTCACCTCGGGGCCCACGTCATGGCTTGCACTTATTTGCTCCCATGAGCGATTTACAGCGCTGGCGAACTCTACCGATAACGTGGAGCGAACCTTGATCCACTCCTTGTTGCCCGCTGGGTCTTGCAGATCTACCCGCACCCCTTGGCTGGCTCGTGTTCTGGTGTAGAAGTCCTCGGGGCGCATCGACTTTCCTTTGGGCATAAAAAAACCCGCCGGAGCGGGTTCGTTAATTAGAAGAGATCAGGCTGCTTTTTTCGCCGACGCCGACCAAACCAGCGCCGCGACCCAGCCGATAAATGTCCAGCCAAGAAACAGATTTAGAAGCATGATCGACACTGCGTTTTGATGGTCGCGCATGTAAGCGATCAAGCCTGGCAAGAAATACACTCCCACCATCGCAGCAAGCATGATCAGAGACGTTATGAAATCCATCGTTACCCTCCCTAAGAAAGGGCGGACTCTACCAAATCGGCTCCCTACTGGCTCGCCACCATGTCCCACCATGGCTTAATCTCCTCGCCCCGGCACGGCTCCTACACCTCAGCCGGGGTGCGCCAATTTCGGCGCGGTCTTGATTTGGAGATATGCATGAGCGATACGGAAGATACAGGGGTTCAAATGTCTGCGCTTGAGGTTGGCCTGATTAACGCCATCGGCGCGCTAGCTATTGCGCTGAAGGCATCGCCAGGCTTTAACAACGATGCGCTGGTGAATATTGCGCAGAAGTTTCTCGATGAAAAGGTGCCGCTACCCTTCAGAGGCGAAGCAGCAGAGGAGGCTTATGCCAGGCCACTTCGGATGCTAGTAAATGATCAAGCTCAAGCCATTCAGTGGCTGGCACAGGACGACGTGAAACACTAGGTCGTACTGCCTGGTCTGGCGCCATAGGCTCGCAGAGACCCATCTGCTCGCACCTCCCAACCCTGTACGCCCTCCTCAAAATTTGCTGAGCGGCATACAGGGCTGGCTTTAGCTATTTGACCCTGGCTTTCTCCGTGCATAGACACGCAAGCATCTTTGATTATTGCTGAGTTGATGAACAGCTGCCCATCAATCACCGCGAACGGCTTTTCCATGAATCCTCCTGCGGCTTGGCCGCGTCATTTATCTTCAGCTCTGCGCCACTCGCTCTTCAACCGCAGCCAGCCTACGTAGTAGTGTTATCTCATGCGGCCTCAGCCTACGCCCGTACAGGTCAGCCCATGCCTTCAGTTCGGTCAGCGTGCCAATTGGCCGTGCCGAGCAATACCACTCCCATACATACGCCAGCTCAGACGGGCACTCCGGACCATCAAGGCGGCCAGGACGCTTCCCTGTCTTCTCGGCGATCGTTTCAAGCTGCGCCCGGATGGTGATGCGCTTGTCCGGCCCCTTCTTCGGCCTGGGCCCGGCAGGCTTCAGCAGACTCAGCTGATGCTCGGCGTGCTCGATCAGGCCTTGGCTGAGCCCGTCGAGCGTTTCCCAAAAAAACGGCGGCGGTCACTCGCGAAACGGTCAACTTCGGCGGTGATGTATGGCGACTCACGCAGGAACTCCAGCAGAGCCGTCTCGCTGAACTCCGCATCGAACGACCAGCCGATGATCAGCGCTGCGTTGAGCCGAAGCCGTGCCTGCTCTGTCTTGTCTGACTTCTCGGTCTCGTCCTTCATTGAGGCGAAAGCCAGCAGGTCGCGCCTGAACTCATCCAGGGCGACACGGAACTGGTCAGAGTCGACGCCGCGAATCAGTAGCCATTCATCCGTGGGCGTGCCGTCCGGCAACGAGAGAGGCATGCGCTCCCCCTCGTTTGCCTTAGCACGAGTGTAGAAGTCACTCGGTTTCATGCTTATCCCTTACACAGCAGGAATGCGGGTGATGGTGATTTCCGAGCCGGCTGTCGTGTCGTTGAAAGCACGGTAGTCGTAGCTCTGAATGATCGGGTCGTCTCCGGTGCCCTCTTCGCTCGAACTGGTCAGCTTGGCGCGATTCATGGCGATCTCGTAGCTGTTGTCACCGTCGGTCAGCGTGACAACCAAGGCGGTCTTGGTCTCGCCGCGATACTTCTCTTTCAGACGATCGTCTTCGATGTAGGCGGACAGCGAGCCATTTACGTTGATGCGACCCAGCTTGATGTCGTACGCATCGCGGGAGAACAGGCGGTAGATCGCCTCCATGCCGTTCTCTAGCGTGATGCTGAGCGCAGTGGCATGGTTGAGACCGGTGCCGCCTTCGAACAACGAACCCTCAAAGGTGGTCATCATCACTGTGTCGGTCGGCTCGGCAAACGTCTCGGCCGGATCCACCACATAGGCCTCCTCCTTCGTGCCGATCAGCGAGAAGGTGATGCCGATCTTGCTCTGCAGCGGACAGTCGATGGTCACGGTGCCGACTTCACAGCCGCGGTAGATCTGCGACCGACCGATGTCCTCGTTCTGCTTCAGGACGGCGAACTTGCGGCGGACTGAGCCAGTGGTAAGCACATCGCCAGTCCATGTGCCGTGAAAGGCTGCCTCCAGCAGAATGTCGAAGGTGCCGTAGGTCAGTTCCGCTTCGAGATCACCGGCAACGCTGGATACCCCGCTGCGCGACTCGGCCATGTGGCGGCCTGGCAACATTTCGTCCGACTCCAGTTCCTCGACGGTCTGACTCAGGCTGTTGCTGATCAGGCGCAGCGGAATCCACGCTACTGCGGGATCAAGCGCACCGTCGACGCCTTCCGGCTTGATGTACGTGTTCTGGTTGACGCCTTGTGCATAGGGCATTTGCTGTCTCCAAGAAATGCAAAAGCCCGCTCAAGGCGGGCTGCGGTGTTTCACGTTGGGTTTA